TTGGTGCGTTAAACTTCGCAGAAGGTGGCTTGGATCGTTACATCAGACGTATCTGCTCGGATGTAAATGGTGGCGCTGACATACGGAATCAAGAGTGTTTCACCAGCGGGAATCCGCATTGTATAGGTGCCCGACACAAAACCAAGCTGGACGAAGTTGGTAGCGTCTAGGTTGCTTATCAACAACTTGTAAGGAGATGACACATCTGTCGGCACGTTCAGCGATTCGACAGCAGCATATCCGATGATTTGAGTCTGGCTGCCCATGTCGGTTCCGACCATGGTGGCGCTTTTGGTGTAGGTTACGCTCGGAAGGTATGCGCCGTTTTTAGAGGCGTACAACCGAGCCGTCATTTGGATTTCGTCTGCCATAGTGTGTGTTTTTTAAAGGTTAATCAGAAGAACGGATAAATTAGTGTGTCGTAAGGTGCGAAAGTCCAGGAGATGTTCTGCTCAACCTGGTTGGTTTTGTTGACCAAACTAGTCGAGAAGTTTGTCTGCTTCCAGCCCCAGACTGTGCCGTATGGGGCTAATATTTGCCCCGTGACTGGATCGGTCGGAACTCTAGGAAGCATTTGTTGCACAGAAAACGGCAAATTCCAATTCTCAGCAAACGATTGCGGCGTGTAGACAGGCGGGATTCCGTTGGGAACTTGAGGCAGGCCTAGATTGCCGCTGAAGGTAGCTATTCTGGTCAGACTGACTCTGGCAATCGGGAACGTGTCTTGGCCTCGGTACAGCATCTGCCACACCTTGTTTGCCATCGGAAAAGTCGTTGGGTTTCCGAGGTTGGTCTCCTTCTGAGACAGAATCTCACCGTTCTTAGCAGCCGTCTCAATTACCAGCTTATAAAGATTTGGATTTCCTGTCGAGTTGGCCTCCTTGTCGACTGCTGGCAGAGCAAACACCGACACATCGATGTAATCGGTGCGGAACTCGTAACGAATATCCGCAATCTCACCAACTGGCGGGGCTTGTTGATCCTGAATTGGTATACCAGGGTCGAACGTGGTTCCGCCAATGGTAATCGTGGCCTCGGAATAGGGGCCGTCCTCGCGGATGCTGTATTTGGCGCCCAGGGCCACCCATTGGGCCGATGCGATGCGGAGGGTATCCTTGTCGCCGCGGAAAACTAACTGCACCACTCGGCCGTTGCCGTTGTTGTCGTAGGCGCGGCTGACTTCGATGTACTCGAAGTTATTTTTGTTTGGTGAGCCTTGGATGGTTGCCATGTTATTCGACAGCCTGAGCTGTTCTGCCGGTGTTTACTCGAACTGCACGAGTCTCGTTTGTCTGGATCTTGATTTGACCCACAAGGGTGTTTACCCATCCAGGAGGCGCTTCCGTTGAGAACATTGAGGTCTCGCGTTTAACTTTGCTGTCTATTGTGCCAATGGTTCCGCTTGGCATTGATATTGACCCTAAACTTTTACTAACACCCTGAGATGAATTGGGCGCCCCTCCAAGGCCTATTCTATACGGTTCCATCTCTTCTCTAAACTTTTTAAAAACACCGCTAAACATATTGTTATATACAATTAGTTCTTTAGCAGCCTCCTCTACTTTATTTCCGAAGTAATTGAGATAAGGTACTGAAGCAACAGTAACTTGCCGCTGTATCTCATCCATACGGTCAGCTAATTTTCCAACCTGATCGATTTGTTCTTTAGAAATTATGTCGATTGGCCCCATCTCTTTTATCTTAGACATTGCTCCGGCTGCCTTGAATGCCTTCTCACCGAGGATTGCTATCATGGCCGCCTGAGTCTGTGCGCTGCTGCCTGCATCCTTGTGAGCTTGGCCCATCCTCGAGATTAAGTCGATGTTTGAGAGGCTCTTGTCGTTAAGTTCAGCGACTGAAAAGCCAAGTGTCTTAAAGTATTCTCGGGCTTTTCCTCCCTCCTCAATAGCTTTGAGCCGCTCCTGGCTGACCGCTGTGATAGACTTGGCCATGGCCTCGAAAGAAACACCTGTCTGGCTTGCGAGTATTTGGAGACGCTGCACGTCGTCGGTGCTGATGTTGAGCTGCTCGGACAGGTCTCCGATGGCGTCGACTGTCTGAATTACCTTGGAGACAAAGGCGCCGATGGCAGCAACAGATAGGGCCGCACCGAGTTGAGATCCTACCGATTGCCGGAACTTGTCGGTCGTGCTAGAAGCCTTTTTAAGTCCGCTTTCGTAGGCTGTGCCGTCTAGGCCGAGCTTGGCGATGAGTGAGAAAATAGCCATTGGTCAGTTCCTTACTGTCTGCTGTTCTTGAGCATAGCGCCAGAGGGCGTCGTTCTTATCGTTCCAGAGTTCAACGTGACCGTGCATTTCGGCGTTGGTTAGGAAGAACCTTTCGGCATCGGTCACCGGCATATTTAGAACGGTCTCCTCGGTGAATCCAATGTCGATCAGGCCGACCACCAGCCTTTCAGGCCAGGGCATAGCTGCCTCCCTGGATCCTGCACCCGGCTGCCGTAGAACCTCGGGACAGTCGGATTTGTCGCCGATCCACTCCTGGAGGATTTGGCATTCCTTGACCAGGTCAGACTTGCTGACCTTCTGGCGCATCAGCCTAAGCGGCACCCATCGGAACACCGAGGCCATGGTCTTGACCGATTCCTCGGCAGATTGGCTGCACACGACAACAGCCTCGATGAGGTCGTTAGCAGTAGCCTGACCTCCGATAACGAATGGCGATCCTAGACGGTGCAGCAGGATGGCGTGGCCGACAGTAAAGGGCACCATGCGGAGCCCGATCACCATCGGACAGGGCTTGGCTGTTGCGCTTAGGATGGCGGCCAGGCTACTCACAGGTTGGTCGCGGCGCCGGATGCTGCGATGCTGGGATATTTCTTCAACGTAATCGTTCCGGTCGATTTTCCGCTCTGAGTAGTCTTGATTGAACCGCCGCCTGCGTAGATCCAACGGTTGGATGTATCGGCGTTGATGGCATTAGTGAATCCACCCATGACGATGACAGGTGCGCCGGTGATAATTGCTGTGCCGTTGACGTTTGGAAGGCTGGCGGACAGCAGAGCGTTAGCTGTTGATGTCCCGGAAGGAATGAAGTTGACGGTCAACGTCAGGCGATTGTTGTAGCCGATGTGACCGACCACCTCGCCGGAACTGTCGCGAACCTCCTCGGTATCAGCCTCATGGCTGATATCGTATGACTCAAGGTCTGGTGATATCACTGCGGCCATGATTTCGGTGCCGGCTGCATTGTAGAGATTTAGGGTAGCCGGTGATCCGAAAATGTATTTCCTACCTTGAGTATTAGCCATGTGTGTTTTGGTTTAGAGGGTTGCGGAACAGTAGAGGGTGAAGGTCCTGGTAAACGTCCTGGACCGATTAGAGATTGAGGATGCCCCAAAGTCCAGAGGTGCGGCGAATTGCGCCGTAAAGGGGCCGCTGGCGTCGTTTGCTGCGGCATCAAGGGCCGAGGCCCCGGTATCGTCGAAGAGCGGCAGGATTCGATTGTCGAGCACCTGGACGGTTGTCAGCATTGCAGCCTCGTCGGTATCGTCGGCCGATAGCTGAAGCTCGACAGCGATCTCGACCTCGCAGGTCAGGTCGGTGCGTTGCATTGGCCTGGCCGAGTTGGTCGAGACAACCAAGCGCGGGAAGTTAGGCATGACGTCCTGGTCGTCTGGATCGTCGTAGAGGCCGCGGCTGTAGGACGTCAGGCAGGTGGGCGTGCCGGCGCCGGATGCCGACCAGTCGGCGGCCGCCAGGTAGTCAGCGACTGCAAGTTCTGCTCTTAGGGCTACGGCGTTCATTTGATTGAAATCCCGTTGTCTTCGAGAACCTTACCATTAGCCAGGAGGGCCTCGGTCATGTGATTGACCATCTCAGTCGTCTCGTCGTCCATGGCCTTTTGCATAGCCTCGTTGTAGATTTGCGCCACTCGGTTGTACTGGTTGTCTGCAACACCTGTACGCATCGAAACGAAAGCGGTGGGATTGAATCCAGGAATCGCCTGGAATCCATGTGCAACGGTTCCTTTGTGAATGGCCACGTTTTCCTCCTGTAAACCGTACTGGTTGGCCATGGCCACAAGAGCGGCGTTTGGTTTCTTTTTGGCCCTGTATCCTGGAGGTTTTACCAACGGCACCCACTTGGGGGCAGAGTATTGGCTAAATCCGCGGTTGTAGATTCGGATTGATTTGACCACCGCACTGCGAAGATATCCGACCGATCCAATGGCTTTTCGCATGAACGATGACGCCGCTTTCTTCATCGTCTTTCCGTACAACCCTCCAGAAAAATTCTTGGTTGGATCCTTGGCTGCCCTTGCTTGGACAATCAAATGAAGCCTTTTCAGGATTCTTGAGGTTCCAACACGTTTGCCGGTCTTCTTCGACTTCCGATTGATGTCACCGACCGGAGTTCCCAGGTAGTCAGCGATCCTGCGGCGCTCCTGGCCTGGGCTCTTGGGCGGCACTAGGACGAACAGTCTCACCATCAAATAGAAGAACCGGCTGTTGATGGCCTTATGAAGGTCGCGCGAGGTCGTCAGCAGATACTGCTTCATGGCAAGGTCGAACTTGCCGCTGTCGACCGTCATGTTAACTCCGAATTTCACTTGGTCTTGGCCCCCAGTTCAAGGTTGTAGTAGGCGCCGGAGGCATCCACACGGCAGGACAGGATGCGGAGGGTCCGGCCTTGATAGACCAGAGTCCTACCGACCACCGGCTTTGGCTTGCAGAAGGTTAAGGCGATGCGGTCGCTGTTCTCCTGGAGAATGAACAGGCCGTCCTCTTTGAGCAGCCGGGAAAAGGTCGTGCCCTGGTCGAGCGTGTAGAGTGTGCTGTCCATCGAGACCAGTGTGCTGTCGCAGGTCTTCCAGTCGGAGAACATGACCAGGATCCTCGAGGTCACATTGTCTTGAAAGCCACCGGAGATGGGCACGTTGGCATCGTTGACGGCAGCCGGGATGCATCGGATCGACGTCCCCTCCCAGATGAACATCGGCGCCCCCAGCATTTGCTGGAGCACCGCCATGCCCTGCTGGAGACTGGATCCGATGGTAGTCATCAGGCGGTAAAGTAAGTGCCAGAGACTATCAGCCGGCTGGTGGCCTGGAGATGGGGGGCCAGGCTATCGGCAGCTCCTGTCTCGAAATGCGACAGCTCGAGGTAGCTGGTGCCGGCGATTAGCCTGGCGATGATTGCAGTCTTGGCCTGGTTGGTTCCGTTGGTCAGCCACACCGCGGCGGCGGCCTCGTAGGTCACGGCGTCTGGCAGCGACAGCCGGAGGTTGCCTGTGGCGGATCCGGTCACCGAGTTGACGGTGACGTCCGCGGTGAAGGTAGTAACACATCCGATGGTGGTGTGCCGCGCGGTGTTGGTCGTGATGGCGAAGGTGCGGCCACCGCCGGAGTCGATGAGGGTCGGCACCCAGGTCGTCGGTGTGACCAACGGTAGAGCGGCATACAGCTCGTCGAAGTTGTCGTTAATTTTCTCACCGGCGCCGCGCAGGGTGTCTCCGGTGTTGTCGTTGGCGATGGTTCCGATGTTGATCGTTTGCTGGGCCATGATTTTATTCCTTAGGGAGAGCGTACCAACCTTCTTCAAGTGTTATACGGTTCCTGGAGAGAACAGGAACACCGTCTGCACCTTTGACCCAGACTCGCGCCTTAACACTCTCAGCCAGGCGCACAGGCTCTCCATGGGGCACATAGACCACACGGGTGGCGCAGCCACAGCTAGACGCCAGACTTATCAATGCGATCCAGCAGCTTTTGTTTAAGCTCGGGGTCTGGTTTGGCATCTTCGGCTGTTGGTTGAGTTTTAGCCAGGCCGGTCAGCCATTTGAGAATAGCTGTCACGATCTGCTCGATGACGTTCATTCCGGCTTCTTGTCGGCATCCTTAGCCATGATAAGGCCGATGCCAGCGGTCACCGCTGCAATGGTAGATGCGATGTCGATGTTGGTGCTGGCGTCACCGTCGAAGGCAGCCCGTAAGGCTCCACCAACAGCGACCAGAATGGCACCAACACCGGCAAGAGTTGTTTTCGTGTTTTTCATTTGGATTTAAATAAGCGATATGCTCCGTAGCAGGCGCAAAGTAAGCCAATCACAGCCGTGATAAGCCTTACCCAGTCGGTCAGTATCGGAATAAACGAAACAGCGGTGGCACCTGCCGCTGCTGCTAGGCTGAGTCCAGGGCTGGTGCTGCTGTTCGTTGGTTCCATTACTCGGTAGGCTGTGCGGCTTCAACCACGGGATTGGCCGCTTTGTAAGCCGCAACAACCGCCGGAGTCCACAGCGCGTTGGCGATATTCACAACCTCAACCGGCTGACCAGTAAGGTCGTCACCGGGATTCAATGTGTACTGCGAGGTAATCTCAGAACCCACAATCGTTCCGCTGTTGTCGTAATCCGTTCCGGTCGTCACAAACAGCGAGTTGTTTTGATTGCACTGCACTGAAATAATATCGACTGGTACGATCATTGGATGGTGGGGCTAGGGGTTTGAGCGGCGGCGTAGGCTGCGACAGCGGCAGGAGTCCAGATAGCGTTTGCAATCGCGACAACCTGCTCGGGCTGACCGGCGAGGTCTGAGCCGGGAGCGAGACAGTAGCGGCGGAAGGTGGAAGCTTTGACAACCTCGCCATCGACGATCTGGTCCGCAAGTCGGACTTGCAACGTCGTGTTAGGAAGAACCTCGCAGAGAGAAAAAATGGTGCGTTCTGTTAGCATAGGATTAGGCTTGGTATGATACGTTAAAGACAATGTATCCACTTACATCAATAGTAACAGCAGTGGCAGTTCCTCCTCCTGTAGGATATTGAGCAAGATTTGCTCTTGAATTACCAGGAGGAATGGATGCTAATGCATAGTTTCCTGCGGTTAAAGCAATTCCACTGATTTCACCAATAGCAACTGAAGAATAGCCGTTTGCTACGTTTTCTGATGTAAATGGAAAATTGGTAAATTGCATACTTCCAGTTCCTGTATGCGCTGACCATTCTAGGTAGACTTGAACAAAAACATTTCTTCCTATCTTGGTGTATCTTCCATATTGGATTGAATATACACCAACGCCTGCGGATGATGATCCTGACACAGTCGGCGTAAACGTCCCCTCCTCGTAATCGGCCAGTAGCTCGGAGGTCATCGTTCCGCTGCCATTCGCAGTCGCGGTGAAGTCGATGCCTTTGCCGGAAGTTCCGATAATTACATTGCCGTTAGTTAGAGTCGCATTCGTTCCAACTAGCAAAGTCGTACCTACAGTAGCTGCTCCAGTAACACCTACTGAAGCAAGAGTAGAAACACCAGTCACACCCAGCGTCGTTCCCACCGTAGCCGCGCCGGTGATGGTGGCGGAGGCGAGGGTGGCGGTGCCGGATGCTCCGAGGATGTTGTTTACGCTGATCTTCTTCGTCGTACCAGATGCCGCCATTGTCGTGTCAGAGACATCGACCACCGGAAACATATCGTTGACTGGATCAGCAGCCGTTAAGGCTGTTAGTGCTGTAATCTTTGAATCTGCCATAGGTCAGTTGGATTGGATTGCGAGTTTAAAGAGGTCTTCCTGTTGCAGAAAACCAGCGTCTTCTAGCAACAGAGAATCGAAAGTGCCAAAGGTGATGACGATTTTTCCGGTGCCGTCTTCTTGCAGCACAAAGAAATCGTCCTCTTGCAGAACATCTCGGCGTAGCACCGGCGCATCAGTGCCACCGGCTTGACCGGAGAACAACCGATTGAGTGCTATGCCGAGTGATATCATTTATGCTCGGGCGTTAAACGCTACGACAGAACCGGATAAGATCTGGAAGCCGGTGATGTTGCCCACCAGAGGGAATCCAGCCGGAATCGTCTTGGATGTCCAAGTGCCAGCGATACGGTTTCCGGTAATAGAAGTAAAGACGGTTGGCTCGGTGGGAATCAAGCCAGACCACGCGCCAGTCTGGGCTGCGGTAGTGGTGAACAGCTCAAAGCCTTCTCGGCCCATGCTGTACTCAGTCGAAATGTCTGCTTGGACGGCCATAAAATTGTGTTTCGGTTAAAGGGGAGGCTGTCAGCGTATCCAACAGCCTCCCCAGTTTTGGTTTGTTAACCCTTACGAATCTTCGGTGCTAAGGCTCCTTGTACCCACAAGATGAGCTTGCCTCCTTCTGGAACAGAAACAGTGTTGAAATTAATACGCTGGAGAGTCGCATCAATTTCGGGACCAGCCAGCAATTTAGTTTTGCCGGTCTTGTCCACTGCTACGGTAGTTGCGATACGCATAATCTTAAGATTAAGCGGTGATCAACACTTCGGCTTGATTCAAATCAGCCGCAGCCGCACCAAACATGATGTCGTAGGAAGCCATGTGAGCGCGAGTGGAGCGAGAATACCAAACAGTAAGCAACACCGACAGACCGTTGCTCAACTCGACAGTGCGCTGCTCAACAAACTCGCCAGCAATCATTCCAACCGGCAGACCGCTCGCAACCGCAATAGCGTCAGGACCGCAGACAAAACCAACAGTATTAGCGATAGCACCATTGTAGTCGTTTTGCTCCAAAATGTTGTTGAAGCCAAAGAAACCGTTGTTCAACGGACCATAACGCGAGTCAGGGAACGGATTAGTTCCAGCGGCAGCAGTGAATTGACCGGAGAACATCAAACGGGCCAAATGTCCACCGTCCAGCAGAAGCAGCTTCTGCCGATAATTCTTAGCCAAAGCCAAGATCGCAGGGAGGTCGCTAGAATCAAAGTTGGCAGCAGTACCAATGACAGTACCAGCACCAAACAGAGCAGCGGTCATCTGAGCAGTGACCTTCCTGCTAATACCAAGAGCAAAGATTTCAGCGGAACCCTGAGCAAGATCGCTGATAGCAAAACCCTGATTCAATTCCTGCTGAGTGACAGTAAAGGTTTTGGTGATCTGATTAACAGTCACCGAGGTAGCGGCCAACGTGGAGTTGTTATAGGTTCCGTCCTCAAAGTTAGTGGCGTTATCAACAGTCGCATCGCCAGCGGTAAACTTCTTGACCTGAACGGTCGCGCGGGGACGCAAGTTATCCAAGCCAACGTTGCGCGTAAAACCACTGATCATCGCCAACTTAGCAGTGGCAACAGTGATAATTGCGTCAGCGAGATAATCAACAACCAGACCAGCAGTAAAGGTGTTGGCGTTCTGCGGAGCAATCATCGCGCTCTGACGCATCAACTCGCTGTGGTTCTCGATGAGGAAGCGCTGGCGCTCGGCACCGGCGCGGAGGCCCTTGTGCTTCTCGAGCAAACCGTTGCCGAGGTTCTCGATGCGAACCGGGGCGACGGGCTCCGGTGCAGGGGCGGCGGTGATGGCTTTAGCGCTGATGGCAGCGGCAACCGCCTTGGCGACGATGGCGTCGATGTCGAGGGCGGTCGGCGCACTAGGAGCGGCCGCCACCACGGTGTTGGAATCAGTCATGTTGTGTGGTGTCTGCTGTGATGTCGGCGCGGTTGTCGCGCCATCGGCGGCAGCGTTAGTGCTGCCGGTCGAA